TTAATATCAGTTTCATCAAAAAAATTTGTTGTAACTTTTTTAAAATCAAAGTTCTCACCTTTGTCAACAGTGTAAGTGTGATTATAGCTATCACAGTTTGTTTTTATTTTTACGTCGTAGCTGCCATCGGGTGTGTCATCTACAAGAGTTGCAGATCCTTTTACAGATACTCCTCCAGTGTATGCACTTTTCTCCCAAGTATCGCCTATATTACCCTTAGCGGTATAGTCTCCACTTTTACCTACAATGTGTTCTTCGTGTGAATTTTTTTCCATAGTCTTCTCCTTTTTTGTTAATTATTTTTTTCTAATTACTTTCTGTAATGTTCTTGCTTGCTTTGCATGTAAGTTAGATGCTTTTTTCAAACCTTTAATTACTTTTTTAACTTTTTTCTTATTACCTTTTTTCACTTAGTTAAACCCTTTGCCTTCTCGAAACTTCTCATGCCAGCTACGCCGAGCATTGAAGTGACAATAGCTAGGAGGGGCCCAGTCTCGATAGCAGGAGGCACAATATCTATACCTGCAAATTTTGCGTACCATTCAATACAGGGAGATAGGATGAAGCTAAACATTAAAGCAAGCCCTCCAATCCAGCCTATGAATGGTCGCCACCCAGCAACGAATACGCTGCGATGGGTGGCTTCTTTTGCATTAACATCTAACTGCTTTTCTGCAAGCTTTTGTTGGATGCGTTGCATTAAAATCTTTTTATCTAATTTCTCTTCTTCTGATGTATGAATCTCGTCGACAACTTTAGCGATGGTTTTTAAGGCTCCGCCTTTACCTCCTAACATGCCTCCAAGAAGTTGTAGCACTATGCTGCTCCGCCTGTCATCCAACTTAATATCCAGATAACTACGATCGCTACTATAGCGGCTTTTATCCAATCCTTCATTTGCCAGTCACTCCATTCTTTGATGTGTGACCATAGATCTTTTAGTAAGTTCATAGAACCTCCTTTGTTAAAGTAGCGAATTATACTATTTTACGCCTTTGAAAGCTACTTTTTTAATCTGCATTCTGCTTGTTTGTCCTTGAGGCCCACTTCCTTTGTTATCTTTTACTACAAATGGAGAGAAAACTTGCTCTGCTGTTGAAGCAACCTGTGTGTTAGGAAATGGATTTTTTTGAGGAACAATTGTCATTTTTGCATTTTTAAATTTCATACGACCCCTTAATGTACTGTTGGTTTTTGTTGTTCAAGTATGATTTCTTTATCATTCTCAAAAAGAGTATTACCATTGTTTCCTAATGTTTGTAAATAAATCATTTTTGCAGTCACCATCATCATAGAAGCGACGATTAACATCTCTTCTTGATTTCTATCATTTTCAAAAGCATAGTTAGTTAAATCATGAACGATTTCATCTACATTTAAATTAGAATTTTTCATTAATTTCCTTTATTTAGTTTTTGCATTTGAATATTATTACGTTTAGCAGCTAATTCCGCTGTTTGTTGTAGTTTAGCTTCGTCTATTTCAGCTTTTTGTTGTAATTTTGCAACATCAAGCTCTGTTTTTGCCATTTTAGCCATGTTATCAGCTTGAACTCTTTGTTTTTCTATGTCTATTTCTTCTTTTTTAAGCTCTACCAGTGGATCTTCGCCTCCACCTTCAAGATACTCTTGTTCTTCAGCAATCATTTGAGACATAAGCTCCATTTCTACTTGAGCAATTTGCTCATTTAACAATTTATTGACAGCAGATTGTACTTGTTCTGGTATTTGACCATTAAACTGTTGAGTAAGTGCATCAATTTTTTCTTTATTCTTCTCTAAAACATTTTGCGTTGCTAACATTGAAGTATGTTGAAGAATATGAGAGGTAATATTAACCATAACATCAGGCATAGTTCTAACTAACACGGAAGAGATGAAAGCTCTGTGTGTATTAATGTGTGCAACGTGATCTTGATCTGCAAAAGATTGAGCAGTTTTCTTCATAAGTAGTTCTGCATTTTCTGTAATTGGATCTTTTGGTTGTGGTTTAGCAGGTGGAGGTAAAATAGCGTCAACATTTTGTACTCCAAGTGCCTGATACATTCTTCTATACGCTTCATAAGCATTATGTATTTGTGGGTTCGATTGTGCTAATTGTAATTGTGCTTGAGCCAATTGAATTCTTTGCGACATTGAAAAGATGTTTGGATCGGATACTGGAATAATATCAATTCTTTCATCAAAATCCTGAACCTTAATTGTTCGCTCTCCGCCCGAAACATTGTAAGGATATTCTGGTGGAAGATATAATTGAAATACTCTAGCTAATAATCTGAATTCAACTCTTTGAGCATAATGCATTCTTTTATGAATTGCGCTCATAACTTTTGTTCCTTGTTCAATCATTGCCATTGTTGTTCCAACTGGATTAGCATTGTTTGAATCTGAAATTTTTGCGTCTGCTACAGCAGCAAATCTTTTACCAGCATCTACACAAAAACTAAGAAGCATAAATAAAGTTTGACTTGGTTCTTTATATGGAAGAGGTACGAAGTTTGCTCTTAGATCTCCTCCCGGAGCATCAACATCTCTGAACTCGCCAGGTTGTAATGGACTGTCATCATCTCTAATTCGAAGACCTCTTGCTTTAAATCCTGCTGGTAGATTTGATAATGTTCCCGCATCAATAAGTTGACGTAACGAGGAAGTAGCCGATCTTGATAAACCTCCCAACATATGGATAAGACCAAAACCATAAAAGCCAAGACCTGGAAGGAAACGATAGTGAACGAAATATTGTATCTTCTTTTTTTGAGGATCTTCTTGTTTATAGTTTCTGTAGATTGATAAAACTTTTCCTGATCCTTCATCGATTGTAATTATGTAAGGCAGTTTAATGCCTGTAGGCTCACCATTCAAACCGATATCTTCGAATCCTGGTATGTCTAAATCACAATGTATTTCAAGTAAGGTGCATTCGTTATCATACTGAACATCACTAGGGCTTACTCCTTCAATAGAATTATATTTTTCTTGAATAGCACTTTCGTTTGGCAGCATAGACTCAAGATCAACATCTCGGTAAAAACCATTAACCTGACTTTTTCTTACTTCATTTTTATTTTGTTTTAAAACATGTGTAATACGCGGAGCTGTTTCTAGATCTGTAGAATGATAAGGAACAACTAAATCTTCAACAGGAATAAATTTTGCAACTGCTCTTCCTAAGTTTGCATCATAATAAACTTTTTTAAAAGAAGAACCAGCTAATGCTAAAAAGAATAACATCTGATCCATATCAGGATCATACTCTTCCATTACAGAAGTAATTTGATAATTCATATAGTCTCGAACTCTTTTACTTTGTTCTTCGACTTGAGGGTTTACTGCTCCAACAATATCACATTTTACTGGACCACCTGCTGGAAGTAATTCTTTATATGCTTGTGCTTGAAACTGTGTAACAGATTCTGCTAACATTGGGTGGGTGACACCACTTGCTCCTTGAAAGGGCTGTGATCTCTCTTCGTATTTAAATCCTAGAAGGTCTAATCCTTGTGTGTAACCTTGTTCCCAATCCTTTCTTGTTTCTTTATCAGTCTCGTAATCAGCAATCAAGTCTGAACTCATTTTTTCTAAATCGTCTTCATCAACAAACTCAGATAAATTAGAATCAAAAGTTGCTTGCATGTTAAGTGTTTGTGGACCAACAATAGCTGATCCATCTTGTAGCATTTCTATATTATCTTGCGGTTGTCCTTCAACACTGATGTCAATAGGGCTACTCGCATATTGATCTATAACAATGTCATTTTCTGTAGGTTGAATTTTTTTATCTATAGCCATTATATGCTTTCAAAGAATATTTCGATGTCAATCAAAGGATTTGCCTTTGAAGTTTTTGTTTTACCACCCTTTTTAAATTGAGGAAAGCCAATTTTCTTTAAAAGGTTAGGATCAAAATCCTCTCTAGCTTTCAAGTCAATATAAGGCATGTTAATAAGTTGCAAAGTATTTTCAATTTCCTCATAACGATATTCTTCTTTCCTCCTTGTTTTTTCACCAGTTCTTACATATTTTTCCATTCCAGGAAACTGGTTTTGTCTCACTCTTGAAAAATATTCATCTCCTCCACTATCAAATTTATACTGGCCATCATTTCTTACTTTAAGTGTTGCCATTGAAATTTCATCATCACTCATGCCAAGTGCCTTACCTCTTTTGGTAATATCTTTATTTAATTTTTTTATAAATTCATTTGTTTTATTATTGTAAATATTAATAAAACCTTTGTAGTTATCTTTGTCTGCACCTTCATAATGAGATACAACTTCACCTGGAACCCATCCTAAAAAATCATCACCATCAATTAAGGCTTGTGTGAGTCTATCTTTCATTACTTGTTTTACCCAGTATTGAGCTCCGCCTGCGTAAGGATAATTATTTTTACTAGAAGTAAAATCATTTGACGATGTTGGATATTGAATTGCAGGTTTGTTACGATGAACGTCAGATTGCATTTCCATAATAATACTACCTTGATCACCATTTTCGTAATTTTGTATTTTTCTTCCTCTACTAAATGCGATTGTATTATCCGCTGTAGGGTGTGAAGTATTGTGTTCGCTTGTTCTATTCTCTTGTCCAAATTTAGGATTAAAATTATGTGTGATAACAGAATAATCCTCTGCACGAGTACCAGGTAAACCAATGTTCATGTGCTCATTCGTGAATACAGTACCTTGTAAGGTTGACCCTACTTGACGAATGTAATCTTGTATCTTTGCATACTCTCTATTTCTTTCTAGCATTGATGGATCAATTCCTTCTTCAGCTAATAACTCTTGTGTTTGTATTTGTATTTTAGCTAAAGCATCTGCTGCTGTATCTCTATCTGTAGAATTTTGTATACTTTTTAAATTATCCGTTACTAAATTTTTATATCTATCTACAAAATCTGATAGTTGACCCGGACGCATGACAACATCCATTTCATTAATTCCGTTGATTGCATTTTGCACTGTTTGAGGAAAGAGCTCTTGATCTCCTCCCATGATTTGATAATTACCAAAACCTGCTAATTGATTATCTGCTCCTTGTACTAATTCTAATAATTCTTTTGCTGTAACTTTTCTTTTTGGGTCTGCTTGATTAATTTGTTCTAACTGAGCTGCAAGACCTGTATCTCTTAATTCTAGTGTTAACCCTTTTTGTGGATTAAATAATTCATTAACCCAATCGTTAAGTAATTTTTTTTCACCAGCCGTGTAATTTGATTTAAGGTAGTCCTCTGTTTGAGAAAAACGTGGGGCAATTTCACTTTGATATGTTTCCATAGGATCAGGTAGATCTGCCAAACTCTCCATCATCTTAGTCGGAACAAGTGCCTTGGATGTATCTTCTTTTTTCTTTTGATCTGACATTGTAATAATTAAATCATCAGCAGTTACAGGTTTAGGTATAGGAGTAATATTACTTGTATCTTCTTGCGGGGAAGGTAGGGTAATATTTGCATCGTCCAGCAAACCTTTTGGCTTAGGTGTAGGTGTAATTAAAGGTTCGTTTTTTACATCAGGAGGAACAAGTCCTGTGTTCTTTGCTCTCTCTGCATCCTCTGCTTGTCTTTTTCTAATCTCCTCTTCGCTCGGTGCATATACATCACCCCCTGGTGTTTTAATAATAGGGGATATTCCAGAATCTTTATCTTTTTCTGTCATAGCACTAACAGCGGGATATGCTCCAGCAGCCATCATGGCGAACAACGGCCCGAGGTCCGCGGCTCCTAATTTAGTAGGATCGCCCATTAAATTAG